TTCAGCTCGAACTCTTCTGGTCCTGGTGCTTACGATCCTGCTGCTGACCCCGTAGATCCTCTCGGTGATGCTTATCAGGGTGCTGGTGCCGATCCTACCGATGCCGGTTACGAGGTTGGTGGTGTTAACTCTGCCCAAGCACCGCTCGCTCGTGGCATTGCCCGTGAAGATGCTGAACTACTAGGTTCTGGTGCTGGTCTCCTATTCAACGAGATGAGCTTCAGCATCGAGAAGACTGCTGTTACTGCTAGAACCAGAGCACTCCGCTCCGAGTACACCTTGGAACTCGCTCAGGACCTCAAGGCAGTTCATGGTCTTGATGCCGAGCAAGAACTCGCTAACATCCTTTCCAGTGAGATCCTTGCTGAAATCAACCGTGAGGTTGTTCGTAGAGTCTACAGCGTTGCTGAAGTCGGTGCTCAGAACAACGTAGCAACTGCTGGTACTTTCGACCTTGACGTTGACTCTAACGGTCGTTGGTCTGTTGAGAAGTTCAAAGGACTTCTATTCCAGATCGAGCGTGACGCTAACGCTATTGCTCAGAAGACCCGTAGAGGCAAAGGTAACTTCCTCATCTGTTCTGCTGACGTTGCTTCTGCTCTCGCCATGGCAGGCGTACTTGACTACTCCTCCGGTCTAACCGGTGCTGGTGGTCCTTCCATCGGTGAAGTCGATGACACTGGTAACCTCGCTGTTGGTACTATCAACGGTCGTATCAAGGTCTTCGTCGATCCTTACTCTGCTAACCTAAGCGACAACCACTACTACGTAATGGGTTATAAGGGTTCCTCCCCATATGACGCAGGTCTATTCTACTGCCCATATGTACCCCTCCAGATGCTCAGAAGCATCGATCCTGACACCTTCCAACCTAAGATTGGATTCAAGACTCGTTACGGTATGGTATCCAACCCATTCGTTCGTGTCGATGCTACTAATCCTGGTTCGGCTCCTGATGCTGAGCAGCTCACTGCTAACAACAACCAGTATTACAGAAAGGTTCGTGTAACCAACCTCATGTGATCACTGTTCACACCAAGACCCCTTCGGGGGTCTTTTTTTTATGCAGATAAATATTAATAGCTTGGGAAGTTGACATGCCTGCTAAATGGATTGGAGAACAATTAGATAACAGGAACTATCTTGCTCCGATTGGTTTTCAGTTGGACTTAGATATTTTTCCTAGTGTTGATTTTATGTGCCAGAGAGCAAACCTCCCCGGTATAGCCATGCCAGTAACTGATGTACCTACTAGGTTCAGAACATATCCTATTGTCCCTGGTGGCGGAGTTACATATGATGATCTCACGGTCACATTTCTAGTTGACGAAGATCTAGAGAATTACATTTCTATTCATAATTGGATTATTGATAATGGAAATGGATATGAAATGGAAACAACGGAAGATTATCCTAGATACTCAAACGCTAGGTTATTAATTCTTACATCCAACTTTAATGTTAACCACATTATAGACTACGAGAATGTTTTTCCTTATAACTTGACTCCTGTAAATTTTGATGCTGGAGATACCGGGAGTGAATATTTTACAGCATCTGTATCATTTAAATTTACACGCTATACTTTTAGAGATTCAAGATTTATTGAACGGAAAGATTAATTTATGGAATTTGAGAAACTTCAATCATTATTTGAAACTATTAAAACAGAATGGAGAGAAGATTCAAAAGTAGATTTTCAATTTAAGAACAAAGAATATACAGAAGATTTAGGAAATTTAGCTTTGAATATTCCTTATCTTCATAACAAATATCTAAACCATTATTCCGATCTATCCGAAAGGAAGATGTCTTTGGAAATGAAATTAAGGTATGTTTTAAAAAAGAAAAGAGAATACTACAGTGGCGAAGCAGATGCTAAAGATTACGCCGAAAAACCATTTGGGTCTAGTATCAAAACTGCCGAGAAAATGAAGACTTATCTAGAAGCAGATGAAGATATTATTGCGCTAGAAGGAACAATCAAATACATTGAGGTAATTATGAATTACCTTGATAACGTAATGAAACAAATTACTAATAGAGGATTTCAAATCAAGAGTGCTATTGATTGGGAAAAATTTGTCAATGGAGTTAGTTGATGGACAGGTTAGTTGTACAAAAGAAGAACGAGGTGTTTTTGTCTATCCAGGCAGAACCCCATGTTCACCATGAGCTATCAGATTACTTTACATTTGAAGTTCCGGAAGCAAAATTTTTGAAAAAGAATCCTCGTTACAAATATTGGGATGGAACTATTAGATTATACTCCCCTGCTTCTGGACAACTTTATGTAGGACTATGGAATCATTTGCAAGAATGGTGTAACCAAAGAGGAAACATACTTGAAGTAGAAGATAACAAATGGTACGGAAGACCTGATGACACTAATGGATTTGTATCTCCTCAAGGTGTAAAAGATTTTGTAGATAAAATCTCTAACATTCAAGCAAGAGACTATCAGTATTTTACTGTATATAAAGCATTAAAATATAACAGAGGTTTATTTCTATCTCCTACAGGTTCTGGTAAATCTCTAATGATTTATTCTCTTGTAAGATATTATCACAGGCAAGATAAAAAAATTCTAATTGTTGTTCCAACTACATCGCTAGTAGAACAGATCGTAAAAGACTTTCATGATTATGGATGGGACACAGATGACATCCACAAGATCTATGGTGGACAAGATAAGAACAGTAACAAGTCTGTGATTGTTTCTACTTGGCAATCTATCTACAAGTTTCCAAAGAGATGGTTTGATGATATCGACTGTGTGATTGGTGATGAAGCTCATTTGTTTAAGTCTAAGTCACTAACATCTATAATGGAAAAATGTCACAATGCTGTGTATAGATTTGGTTTTACAGGAACTCTAGACGGAACTAAAACACACAAGTGGACACTAGAGGGATTGTTTGGTGCTTGTGAAAAAGTAACTAAAACTGATGATCTAATTAAAAAAGGATATCTGTCTAATCTTCGTATACAAGTATTACTCTGTAAGCATGACCCCCAACCATTTGAAGACTATCATGAAGAGATGGAATATATTGTTACTAACGAAAAAAGAAACAATATGATTACAGATCTAGTTAAAAATCTAGATGGCAATACTCTTGTGTTATTTAATTTCGTGGAGAAGCATGGCGAGCCATTATACGAATTAATAAATAATGCTGTAGGACAAAATCGTAAAGTATTTTTTGTTAGTGGTTCTACAGATATTGAAGAAAGAGAAATCGTTAGACAACTTACAGAACAAGAAAACAATGCTGTTATTGTAGCTTCATACGGTACATTCTCTACTGGTATCAATATTAAACGACTTCATAATATTGTATTTGCATCTCCTTCTAAGTCAAGAATTAGAAACTTACAGTCCATCGGCAGAGTACTGAGAAAAGGAGAAGGTAAAGACATTGCTACTCTTTATGATATTGCCGATGACATCTCTTCTGAGCATAAGAAGAATTATACTTTATTACATCTTAAGAAAAGAATTCAAATTTATAAAGAAGAGAATTTTAAGTATGAAATTTTAAAAATCGATTTAAGGTAAAATGGAAGAAGAATTTTACTCAACTATAAAGCTGGTAGGAGGTGAGGAAATTATTGCTAAGGTATGTTACCTTCCAGAAGAAGACTCTCTACTAGTTGCAAATCCAATGCTAGTTGAACACAAATCAACTAAGAAAAAAGGAAAATCTGTGTCTGGATTTGTTTTAAAAGAATGGATTAACTCTACCTATGACGATATGTTTGTTATCAAAATGAATCAAATTGTTACTATGTCTGAGTTAGACGAAAACATCCAAGAGTTTTATGAAAACATTCTGGAACACGGTGCTCAAGGATCAGATATCAAACCAGACAAGTTCTCACGCCGTATGGGATACTTAGGATCTGTAAAGGAAACAAAGATGTTCTTAGAAAAGATCTATAAGAATAGCTAAGAGCTAATATGACCTTTAACCCTTAACAGAGTCATTGTACTGAGTTTCTGAGGTTCTGTCAAGCCCCCTTGACAACCAAGTACATCATGTGTATAATGATGTCAACAAAAGCAAACAATATGTCCAAAAAGAATCCAGAACATTACGTAAATAATCAGGACTTTCTAGAGGCTCTTAACAATTACAAGGCAGCTTGTAATAAAGCAAAAGAACTAGGCAAGAAACGTCCTGTTATTCCACGATATATTGGCGATTGTTTTCTAAAGATTGCTAACCGGTTATCATACAAACCTAACTTCGTTAACTATACATACAGAGATGATATGATCTCGGATGGTATAGAAAATTGTGTACAATACATTAACAATTTTGACGGAGAGAAATATAAAAATCCGTTTGCTTACTTTACACAAATTATCTACTATGCTTTCCTTCGTCGTATTGCTAAGGAAAACAAACAGCAAGATATTAAAAATAAAATCTTAGAAAGGTCGGGGCATGAGTATGTAATGCACACGGATAGTTATGATGGGGATATGTCTGGTATGAATCAACAATATTCCGACATGACTAACATTAAAGAAAACATTGAGACGAGGATGAACCGATGACAGAATCAAAACTATCAGATTCTTTCGGTGGTACGGTAGAGAAAAATATTCCCGAAGATGCTGAGTGGATTGATGATGCTTTCTACATTATGAAGACTAGGTTTGGTCTTTATACTTCTATCTTAAAAGAACCATTAGGTCAACACTTTATTACTGGTCTTGTCAAAGAAGCAGTTATTACAATGACACGTTGGCATCTTAAATGCTTACAAGAAGGTACTCTAGATGATTATACTAAAGTGGTAAATAGTGGTGTAGTGGGAGGAAAACTATGACAGAACCATCAGAAGCACAACTCAGAAGAGCA